TCAGCAGAACCCGCATGGACTGAATTTTTGGAGGCGATCGCAACGGGCGACATAATTCTTTACAAAAAAGTTGAGTGAGGGTTGATATTTTAGGATAACTGGAGTAGAGTTATAAATATAAGGATACAGAGGGCAAGTGGAAATATGACAACTCAATTGGATTTATTTGGTGATCATGTTGATACTCAAGCTAAAGATCCTATTTGGATTTTAAAGAATAGACCCGCACCCGATCCAAACTCTCCTATTATAGTTTCCTATGGTGGGGGAACCAATAGCACCGCCATGTTAATTGCAATGGTGTTGAAAGGGATTAAACCCGATTTAATCTTGTTTGCTGACACGGGGGCGGAGCTACCGGAAACCTATCAATGGGTAGAGACTTTTTCTAATTGGCTTTTAGTAGAAGGATTTCCTGGGATTGAGTGGGTAAAATATAAACAGATGGGAACATCTCGACAAAAATACGAATACTCGACACTAGAAGAAGAAAGTTTAGTAAAAAAACTTTTGCCAGCAAAAGCATACGGGTCTTCAAATTGTTCAATGAAGTGGAAAATTCAACCAATACAAAAAGCAACTAAAGAATATTGTTTAGAGAATGATATTAGGTCAATCCCTCGGCAATTTGTAGGGATTCATGTGGGGGAACTGCGACGACTCTTAGACAAATCCGGCAAAGTCCGAGAGATGATATGGGAAGGAATTAGACAGGAATACCCTTTAATTGAATGGGGTCTAAACCAAGAAAACTGCAACGCTCTGATTAAGTCGGTTGGTTTTCCTGTTCCATCAAAATCATCCTGCTTTTTTTGCCCAAACCGCAAAATCAGCGAGATTGTTGAACTAAAGGAAAAACATCCCGAACTATATCAAAGGGCTGTTGAGATGGAACAAAATGCCGATCTAAGGTCTTTGAAAGGTTTGGGGCGGACTAAATACGCTTGGGGAGATGTTGGAGCCTTAACCCCGATGGAAAAAGCACTTATTGAAGCTGGAGAGAATAACAAGCTATGCGCTTGTGTTGATTAAAACACACCTATTATCAAAGCGATCGCAATTAAAAAGCGGAATTAAATAAAAGACGGGGTGAAACCTCGTCTTTTTCCGTTAAAACATTAAACCTTCATAGCATCCTTGCTGCTTGCCCACTAGAAAGGAGGGGGGATAAAGAAAACAGGACATCGGTAAAAACATTGCCCTTGTTTTTGCTTGCATCAATGATTTGATAATTAAACCGATGGGCGAGAGCCAAGTACCCGAACCGCACTCTGTTTAGAAAATGGATATTTTTTTCTATTTTATCAAGGGATCTATTCAGCCGATTGGCCGAGACGTTTACGGGGCAGTCTAACAATAGAACGAGGTCGGGTTTTAAGCCCTGTGTGGCCGTTTCATTTACCCTTATCAAGCCTTCTATCTCAAGCCCTTCTCCATAGCCCTGGTAGGCTAACGTGGAGGCTGTGAATCGGTCACAAAAGATCAGGTCATAGTCGCCCCAAACTTCTCTAAGCCAATTGCAATGAGCTTTTCTATCCTCGGCAATCAACTGGATCTGATCCAATGGGGGTAAATCTGTGTTTTTTATCCTAATCCGTGCATCATCCCCCCAAGGTTCCCTGGTGTTTAAAACCTTCAAGCCCGAATGTTCCGTCAGATGTTTTGCCACTTGTCCAAGTTGCTCTGTTTTTCCAGAGCCATCAATTCCTTCAAAAGCTACAAATAAAGGGGTGGTGTTTGTCATTTTGTCAAGGGGTAAAATAAAAATAAACTGTATCATGGTGATACTTTTAACGAATCCTCTTTGTCACACTAAAACATAATAGAAGATTAATAAAAAACACTGTGATCAAGATTCAGTGTATAAGAAATTCAGTGTGACATCCCCATAAATTATACAGCATCGGGGTTTCGGGATTCAGTGTGACAGGGGCGATCGCAGCAAAACTCAAAACCCTCCACAAATCGGGAAGATTTTGAGTTTAATTTGGGCTTGCTAAAAATTGATTGGGTGTAGTGCGATCGGGTAAGGTAAAATTAAAATATCCCCACAGTGCAGCAAACACCAGGGGACGTGAGTAAACCTAATAAGCAGGCAACTATGATCAATAATAAATCAAATCCCAAACCAATAACACAACAACGCATACTAAGTTCCCTGGAGAAAGCTGACAGATATCTCCACAAACGCCCAGAAGTTGCGATCGCTAAGGCTTTAATAAACATCGGGTTAAGTAGTCGGCTTGGGGTTCCCCTTAGCCCCAGTGACGAACTAGAACTCGCGTATCAAGGGTTCACCGACCCAGAACAGGTCTTAAAACGCCTGTCACGGTATCAAAGCAAGAAAGACTTAAATAGTCTTGAGGCTATCAAGGAAGCATGGGGTCAATCCTATCACCACACAGTAGAGAAACACTGGAAACGGCTAGACAAAATCCACCGTGTCCAACAAAAGCACAAAGTAAGTGGGCTTGAATTTGAAACCGTGACACTTGGGGATGTAGTGATTAAGTATCATTCCCAGATAGATAGCCTGGAAACACTACCCTACGATTTCCAGTTACTCAAGAATGAGTGTCCAGATGTTGCCAAAAGTTTTTGTGATGCTGTGCAGAAATACAACATGACATTATGGCTTCTGGATAGCGAACAAGATCAATGGGTATCAGCTACCTATGATCAAGTTTTATCTGAGTCCCACCAAAAGGCTTTAGCTACCGTCTGGGAGAGTAAATACTATATCAACCAGCATGAGCTAGAAACCAAAGGCTACGCCACCCAGAAGTCGAGCTTAGACAGCCTTCAAGATAGTTTAACCTGGGAATTCCATCTAACCTTAGCTGATGAACTTTACCCAGACGTTAGCTCGGACTCGACTTGGTTTTGTGCCAACCTTTGGGATGGGAAGCCATCAATGTAGATTTAGAGGCTTCTAATTCAAAACCCTCGGAAACAATATTTCCGAGGGTTTTGAGTTTAATTTGGGCTTGCTAACTTTTGCTCCTATTTTGTCTAAAAAGATTCTTGCCGAAACGCTTGACATTTTAAGAAGTGGGGGGTATATTGAGAAATAAGGCAAGGGCAGAGCCGACCGCAAATCAAACTCTACCCTTGAGTGAACATCACTAAGAGGATCTTATCATGTCTCTCAACTCTAAAAAATCCCCGTTAGCAGTCCGAGTCCGCAATAGCCAAACTTTAGAGGAAGCTCTTTTCGAGGAAGGGGTTGACCTCGTGGCTGGGCGACTGGAAAACACTTTTCAGTTGAACTCACGAGATTTAACCATTGAGGAAATTGAATTTATCCAGTCCCTACCCGCCGATGGATATGATAACTTTCTTCAGTTATTGGAAGGGAAATCCCCAGGGGCTAAATACCTAGCTTGGCAGTGCTACCACGCCACAACCCGTGATAAAGAATTTGATTTAGCTCAAACAAAGAAAGACTGGGCGGCTGTCAAAGAGTTAAGATACTGGGCAAAATCCAGAACTGAAGATTTAAAAGCCTGTGGGTTGGGTTATGACGAGTATCTGACTGAAGGTGGATGGACATTCTCATCGCACGTTCGCTACTATAACCACGAAGTTGAGGCAACTCGATTTCATACTTGTGCTGAAACACTTTTAAATATTGGCATCCGCTTTGATTGGCAAGCAGAACGGTTTGTAAACCTCTACAAAGAGGTTATGAATGGCAGTCGGTCATGGCGTAGCTGCTATCAAGTAAGTCAAGAAAAAGTTTTAGCAATTGCCACAACCCCTAACTTTAATCGGCTCCCGCTATGGGTCAAAAAGGCAATGGTTAACGCCGATGCCTTTGAAGTCAACTCCGACCGGATCGGAAATATTTGGCGGTTAAAGCACTGCGCCCGTGCCTGGAAATGGTGTGGCAATCTTCCCAAGGCGATTGCCGAACGGGTTGGACGGATGCCAGTTAAAAGCCGTTTCTTGGCTAAATTGGCATGGGATGAAATCGTGGGGGATGACCGCGCAGGTTGGTCATTTTTTCACGGCCATGAGTGGCAACATTGGAATCGTCAGAATTTAACAAGTGAGTTTTGGTTGAAATTCCGCGAGTTTGAACAGATGAACTTCGGTCAATTATTGCCCTATATCATGGGTTACAAAAACTATTCCCGTGATTATGCAATCAAATCGTACTGCCAAATTCTTTTAGAAGTTGCTTTAGAACTTCCCCATGAAGCACTTCCCTGGAATGACCTTAAATGGTCAAAAAACCAAGACCAACTACTACTGGGGTTAATTGATTTTCTATCACCTGCAAAAGCCTGTGAACACCTGTTCGGTACAACAGGGAAGGCTACGGTTAAAGCATTTCAAAATAGCTCCCCCACACCCCGTAAATGGGCGATGGTATTGGTCAATAATAATGCTGACCTACTTCAAAAATATCTCAATTTACCTGAATCATCCGTTATCGGATTCCAGGAGGATGCGATCGCTTTCTTGAAATCACTTTCCCCTGAAGTGGCTTTGAGAATGCTGCAAACCACCACGTTCAAAGTACGGGGTGAAGTAAATAACGTTGATTCCAATTTAGTCCGTGATGCGGGCTATCTTTGGAAACAGCTTAATGAAGATGGAACGGGCGCACCGGAATTGGGACGGGTGCGGTGCTGGCTAACTGTTCACGAAACACTAGCTAAAGAATACGTCCGGCGTCAGCCGGACTATGAGCTAAAAGTTAACCCCGATTTTAAACGGGTTCAAGGACTCTGTGCTGTTGACGGTTCATGGGAATTGGAAATCCCAACCTGTAATGCCCAACTCAAGCTATGGGGTGAGCAGTTGAGCCACTGCATAGGAGGCTATGGTCAAGCTGTTAACTCCGGTCGCTCTATCATCCTTGCAGTTCGGGAGCAGGGGCGGGTGACTCATACAATTGAGATGACTCCTAGCGGGAAATTCTATGGTTGCCAACAGTTCTACGGGTATCGAAATAGTGAACCCCCATCAGCATTAAGAACGTCTATTTTACGGACATTGGGCGACGCGAATCTTTATAATTTTCACTCCGCTCAAAGATGGTAGTCAAAACGGGGCTAACCATTGCAGATTGGGATTAGCCCCGTTGTACAGATGACAGACTAAAAAGGACAAAACTATGGAAACTCAACAAATCATTTCAATCATTCTCGAATCCCTCCTTGGTATCGGATGCGGCATTCTTGCAGCCTATTTACTCCGTAAATTCAATTAACAAAGGAAACCACCATGAATATTGATAATTACTCGGAAATCTTAAAACAAGCGTTTGAATTGGGGAAACAAAAACACCCCGAATCACCCAATCAACATCATGCAGCTTTCGCCAACTCGGTCGCCTGTTTTGTGACAGGAGCGAGTGGTGGCTATGGGGGGCCGTCAGTCCGTGAACATACATCCGAAAGAATGGGAAGCCGCGAGAAACGCATGGGGAAATGGACTTTTGAAGATGCAGTCAAGTTTTGTGATAGCCCGTGCTATGGGGAGTTAACGGATTATCACAAGGAAGTCTTCAAAGTTGAACATTGCTTTGAAGACACAAAGGAGGATCTGGAAATTCTCCAAGGTCGATTTCCTGATTAAGAAATGCCAGGTGTGTAATATCCCACTTTCCACTCAAAACCGTTCGGGATATTGCAAAAAACATCGGGAGCATAGTCCTAGTCGCAAGGCTAGAAAAAATCACAAATACAGATAGAGAGAAGCCCTCCATTTTTAACTCGTGGAGGGCTTTTTAGTTTAATTTAGACCGAGAATTATTTGGTAATCGTTAACGTCGTAGTCTCTTCTCTATATATTATATCAAAAAACCAGTCGTTTTGTATCCCCCTGATACAAAATCTAAAATAGTTTGCTTTACCTGTTGACACCTGTTGATATTTTGTGTAGTATTAGAAATGTAGACAGGAGACAGGAGCAAACGCCATGACAACCACCAAAGCAAAAACGACCAAAACAAAAGCAGTTAAAACTTATTACTGCGATCGCAACTTAGCTTTTTACAAAACATCACCCTGGACAGAAGCTCGGTTAACAAATTTCTTTAATTGGGTTGATGACGGTGGCGATCTAAAACGAGCTATTGATGGATTAAAGACCTGGAAAGGGTCGCAATCCTACCGCCTCACCACGTCAGACAACATGGCGATTGATTACGTCCTGAAATGCTACTAAAAATTAAAACACAACAGAGAGGAAAAGCAATGACAACCACAACTAAAACCGCAACTAAAACCCCCGAATGGAAGTGGAATAATAACTTGGGGCGTGATGCCCTAAAACTCCCTACAAAGGGGTATTACGTTGATGATAGAGGGAACATCTGGAAAGATAATGGTGACTCCATTGGTAACGTCACCCCGTTACCGAACGGAGTTCGGGTGACAAAACTGGAATGGGTTGTCACCCAGGAAGAAAAAAAAGAAATCATTACCTGTCAAAAGTTAACAGGTAGCCACAAAAAAACTGCGACTCCCGCCCGTCGTAAAGAATCCCCCGATGGGATGCGGGGTGGTCGAAGTCAATGGGGCGAAACTCCTAGTCCTAAAGCCCACTTCGTAGCGGACGAGTACGAGGTGACTGTCACCTACACGGCTTTGGTTGCCGTAAATCAATTCGGGGAAATTGTTGAGGGAAAACCCAAATTTCCTAGTGCCACAACAGTGGCTTATGAAACGGGCTATGGAGAAACCACAGAATATTCTGTGACCGATTTGGCGGTTTTGGAATTGCCTACCGAGAAGGTAGAGAAGGTCTACACAGACCAACGAAAACACCTCTATGGAGAGGCAATCAAGGTTGTCAAAGAATACCTTGACAATTTAGACAAACCCGCCGACGGGTTATTAAAAATCGGGGACATTGTCAATCACCCTGTATATGGGCAGGGGATTGTCACAAAAGCCTTTGGGACTAAAAACCCCACCTACCAGTCCGTTTGCGCGGATTTCCCCTGCGGGAACAAGATGGTAGGAAAATGTGACCTGATATGACCTTTTCACTATGATTACCCCACGGAAGCCACAGCTAAAAACAGAGAGGAAAAACAATGACAACTTTCACAAAACCAGAAAACCTTTTTGATTCAGTTGATTTTCAAGGATTTGTCGTCGGAGAAGACGACGCGGTAACAACAGTATTGTATCGGGGTCAAGTCCCCGATTTTAAGCGGAATAAAAAACAGGTCGTAAAGTTTGACTTCGACCTTCACTGCCTAACGGCAAAACACTGGTTTCTAGCTATAGAGCTATCTACTTCTGACCTTTTGTTTAAGGAGGTAGAAAGTTGTCCTGTTGAACTCCCCAATGAGTTCAAGGATTCAGTTGTCCTGCACCCGATAAACGGAAAAATGGGAGTTTGGGTTGCACCCATGCCGTCCACCGAAGTTCCCGCTTTTCAAAAAGCGATGGGAATTGCGGCGACAGAGGTAAAAGCCTCTGGTTGTGTGAAGTTTCGAGGGCTTCACAACCTGTTCAACAGGCTATCCCATGTTATCCCCAAAACAGGGGTTGTTGGGGGTGCTAAATTCCCGACATGGAGAGACTAAAAGTAGCGATCGCAGGTTAGCTCCTAGCACGGTTCGATTCCGTGCGGTCGCATTCCCGAAAGGGATTATTAACTACATAGGCTAAAGCAATGAAGAATCAATGAGCAACTAACTAAGTTATTGAAACTTACTAACTGCTCTAACTTAGAGGTAACGCTTGTCTAATATGACCCACTATTTCGGCTACGAAGTCGAGATTAAAGATAAATCAGGGAAGTACGCCTGGTTTATCTACCAAGACGGGGTAATCATCTTTTCAAGTGGCTACGATTACCCCACAGAAGCCACAGCCTATGACTGCGCTTGCAGTCGCATTGACACATTATTTTATTAGGAGAAAATCATGAAAATCATCAACGCCACTCCCCATCAAATCGTCATCTGTTCAAAAGAAGGGGTGACTCAAGATCCTAAAACCAAGCAATTCACAGCTTCGGCTGTTGAGATCCTCCACACCCTGCCACCATCGGGAATCATCCCCCGCGTGGCGATGGGGAATACCGAAGCCGAACCCATTTTAGGTATTCCAGTCCAAAGCGTTCAATATGGCGAGATTGAGGGACTCCCCCCTGCGTCTCCCGACACTTATTATATAGTGTCGGGACTGGTAGCAGCAGCCGCCGTTAAAGTGAACCGGGCTGATTGCCTAGCTCCCGGTGCGCTAGTCCGCAATTCTGCCAACCCATCAGAGGTGTTAGGCTGTCTTTTTTTGCAAAAGCCCTGATTGTTGGCGACGGTTGCCCCCGGTGTGGTAGTCACAGGCTGGTTAGATATGGCTACACCGAACACGGTCGCCGCCGAATGAAATGCAAGGATTGTAATAAATTATTTTAAAATCAATCCTCTAAATATTTAGAGGGTTCTTTTTTTTGATTAGTTCAGACTCAGTAAAAATAATTCCTGTTCAGCTATCAGTTCCCAGTCAGATCGGTCTTCTGTGAGCCAGTCAATGGTCGCTGAATAGGCTTTGAAAAATTTGTCGCGCTTTTCCTCTAGGGTTAATGTTTGCTGTCCAAACGCTATTCTGAAATAATCCTCAAGGGACACATCGACAATGGCATCCAGTAACGCCTCGGCTTCAGGCCTTTCCTTCTTTGCTGCAAAAACAATTAATTTTCTGAAGTCAAGGAGACTAAGTGTTTTTGCTTCAGTCCCACCGCCATTGATAGAGTTTAGCTGCACAGGTTTTTCAGACCCGGTGAACCCCTTATCCTGCAAGGCTTTTAGCGGTTTTCCCTTGAGTTGTCCTACCCAGTCTTTTCCGTACCCCACGGCGATCGCGGCTCCGACCTTCCCAACCCTAAACTCACCATCTGGCAACAAATACCCGTCAACTTCAACACCCTCACAAAACTTGACAGTTGCACGCTCGGCTCTGATAATATTATTCATGTGGCTATTTCCTAATTAATAGTTACCTCCCCTGGGTATTTCCGTACCGCGAGGGGATTTATTAATTGTATCTTATTTATTGGTGATGTCCAAATGCTAACGTTCAAATATTGTGATAAAATAGAAAGACAACACAAGGCACAATACTAATGAAATACTATTTTGATACCGAATTTATTGAAGACGGAAAGACCATCGATCTAATCTCCATCGGAATTGTTGCAGCCGATGGTAGAGAATATTATGCTATTAATGAAGATTGTGATTTTTCCAAAGCTAGTGATTGGGTTAAAGAGAATGTAATTGCTAAACTACCCCAAAGACACCCTAGCCCACCATGGGAAGCCGGATCGTCGTACCAGTGGGAGCAGTCGAAACTATGGAAGCCCAAAAAACAAATTAAAGAAGAAGTCGCTTTATTTCTTGATTGTCGTCATGCTTTTTCTGCACCTATTCCAAAAAACTGGGTTGAAAAACAATACTGGAAATTACCCTTTGTCAATATTTATAATGAAACCAAATTTGTACTAAAAGATGGTATTCCTGAGCCTGAATTTTGGGCTAATTATTCAAGTTATGATTGGATAGTTTTTTGTCAATTATTTGGAAAAATGATTGATTTACCAAAAGGATTTCCTATGTATTGTAACGATATTCAGCAATTTGCTAAAAGCCTTGGCAACCCTGAGTTACCAAAACAAGATGGTGCAGAACATAATGCTTTGGAAGATGCCAGATGGGTTAAAATCGCGTATCTAAAATTAAGATGTGATGAGGTTAATGGAGTCCAATGAGTATAATATTTTATCCACTTTTACCCTTTAGTGAATCTACCGATGAAGCAGATTCTATATTTTTAAATGATTATGTTATTCTTTTCTTTCCTATAAGTCAGTGGTTGAAAGTAGGTTTTAAGAACAATCAGATTTCTAGTCATGGTCAGTTTGGGATTAACTTTTTTTGGTTTATAATATTTAAACAATATATCCCTTTGAGAGAAAATCCTAAATTCAAATGATAAAACAAATAACCGGATTTACAAGACAAGAGGCAATTCAGTTAACTAACTGCACATCAAGCCGAATTGCTTACCTAGAAAAGATAGGGTTAATAATTCCAACACGTCACGGAACAATTGGTGGCAAACCCACGGTTATATTTAGCTATGGGCAACTATTGGGGATTCAAGCTGTTCGGGAATTAAGGCTAGAGGAAGTACCATTGTTAACGGTAAAAAGACTTGTCACCTTTTTAGAAAATGCCAATCATGCTGATATTTCAAAAGATAAATTATTGATCGCAATGAACGAAGATATTTTCTGGGTTCAAAATGATTGGTCTGATTTTGCCACAAATATGCCAAAAAGTCTCAAGAAAGCCAGTAAGGAAAACAAGAATATTTCTTGGTACACATTGATAGTAATTCCAATTGGAGATATTATTAATGCGATTTTTAATATGGCTAAAAATTCAGAAGCAATTAATCTTCAGGATTTTCAACAAAGGATTAATAATTAAGCAATATCAATCCTAGCTAATTAATTAACTCCCTGCTCTCAACTTTCCTAATTCTTGTGGGTGATACAACATTAACTCTTTAAATTGTTAGTAAATATCTTTCTGTGTTTTTAAATCTTTAAATTTATCCTCTAAACATGGAACTGTGTTTTTTATGATATTAACCAACTGTGGAGACAGATTGAATCGCTTGGTATTTATTTCAATACTTTTTTCTATATCTCCATCAGCATGACGTTTACACGCCGCACACCAATCAATCAACATCTCAAGTATGTCAAAAAGGTTCATGTTATTTATTGAGCTTTGATGCTCATTTTGCTTTTGAATCAGATAATTTTCAACCTGCTCATACCCAAAAATATCATCAGGCATTATACAGCCATTCTTTATAGCCCATTGGGTTGTAAGAATATGATTGTTAATAACATTGCTAGGTTTTCTTGACTCAAAAAACTCAGGGTGATGCCTATTGTTTTCATAGTGATGCCCTAGCGCACTATTTAACATTTCCTTTCGTTGGTTCTCATATTCCTCAGAACCGTAGGTCAACCCCTCTAATTTATGAGTAATCTCTGCAAACATTTCCCACTCAGGGGATGACAACTTACTTCTATCATGGGTGACTGCTCTTTTCATCAACTCAATCTGTGCCGAGGTTAGTAACCGGACAACTAAATCAATATGTTCCCATGTTTTTCTTAGAGCGTCTTCAGTCATATTGTTGTTACTGTTTCGAGATTTACAATTGCCTATTTATATTATAATACAAACCCAATATCTTCACCAATAAAAATAACCCAATAATTAATAAATCATCGGGTTAGTGTTGTCCAATTTTAATCAGTGTGCATCATTATTATAGCACCCTATTCAAAGGTTTTCTTTCTGGAAATAAATCTTTAATTGACCTGACAGCATCAATATAAGACTTACCGAGGTATGTTCCATTCTCTCCAAAACTAACAGGGATATCAGAAACCGCCCACCACCCAGACCGACTTCTGAACTCAATATACCAATAACCATATTGGGTATTTTCTCCCGTTGTTTTGGCTATTAAATTATTTAATTGTTCTGTTTTTGTTTGCATTCGCAACATCATTTCCTCTCTAATTTTCCCTTGAAGTTCCCAGATATCTTTTTTTATAATGTCGTTCATCTGATTAGCTAATCTCATCTTGTACCCTGAATCCGTAGTAGCATTCTCGTACTCGGTTATTAAATTTTTTAATGCTTCCGCATCCATCATTCCACCTCAAAAGTAACAACATTCCACTTCAATTCTACCTGTAATTCTACCTGTAATTTTACCTGTTCTGATATCCATTTGTCCATACACGAATTAATAAAAACAGGATAATCATTACGAGATTGTAGCCATTGTTTAGGATACTTAACTTTCAATTCCTTAATCGTGAAAGTTTCCTCGGATGCCGTGACACCTCTATTCAATGCAATCAGTTTAATTTTAGTTGAATTATTCATAATAAAAAGGGACTGGGTTGTGTTGGTGTTGCATTAAATACAATCTAATGCCCTCCCGGGCAAGAGATTGTCTCAGGTTTGATTGCCGTCGTTAGTGTTTGAATTACTTGCATTGGTAGATACCCCTTTTAACTTCTTTATTATTGCAATAGCTTTTTGATGTTCTGAAGCTAAGTGTTGATATTTTTCTTGAATATTTACTAATTGTTCAGAAAAATTAGAGTTAGTTTTCTCCTGTAGCGCGGCTATCTTTTCCCTGAGTTCGTTGTTTTCAACCTCAAGCCTGTTTAAATCATTCTCCCTATAATTAGCCTCCCTCTGAAGGCTTTTAATTTCACTTTGTAATTCAACTATAACCTTGATGTTTTTGGTATCAAAAATTCTATTGATAGCAATACCAATTACACTACTACCACCCAACAGAACGGTAATCAAACCAAATACTGATTGAATCGTTTGGTCTGTAGTAGCTGTTGTTGTATTTGATTGGAGAATAACATGAAAAAAAGACATCAACATTTTGATTACGAGGGTAATTAACTTTTGTAGGCATATTTAATTGATAACATAATCTCTGCAAGCATTGAAGAAAACACCCCGCAAGCTAAGGAAGATATACTGCCATTTTGCTTGATTCCTACAGACAAAAAGAAAACTACTATAAACAATACTGAAAGGATGTGGCAGATATTTAAAAGAATATAGCAAGCAGTCCAAACAGAGGAGCTAATTTCACTACTAAACTCTTTCTTGAACTTGTAGACGAAACACCAACAAATTATCCCGCCAATCCCCACCCCAAGGGTGATAGCGTTTAAAAAATCAATACTCTCATTTATCCATCCAATAGATGTTTCTAATGGGGTAAAAATCATTCCAAACAATCCGACCAGAATCATCACCAGGAAATGATGATTAAAAAATAATGCCTGAACTATATATTTAATTCTAAAAACAGGGCGTGGCATATTGCAATATTTACCCCCTCTTTCTAAAATCGTAAGACTCACCCTCTTTTTTTCGCTCTTTGAGTTTTTTGCTACGTTCATAGTGATGCCCCAATACAAGGAATAGCGATAAAAAACTTATAATAATTTGAATTATTAAAGTTGATATTTTCATATTATCAAACTTGTCATAACCTATCTTGTTAAAGCTGTCAAACAATAACATCAATCCGTTATTTATCAACAGAGTAGATGACAAGTATTGATTCAACTTTCGGTTATCAAATATCAAGGAAAATCCATTAATAATAGAAATCAGTCCGGCAAAGAAAAGCAGGAAGGCATAACCGGATTGATTAAACGGGAGCGAAAAAATTGATATTGATATCATTCTATTGGTGTTAATGGGTTGTTTTTTGACGCTTCAATTGCAGCTAGTTCTGCCGCTTTTCTGGTGGCTATTATTCCCATTGCCTTAGTAACCAAAGCAATTTTTATCCATTCCATCCGCTCTGAAAATCCAGGAAACTCGACTTCTAATTCATTGGGTGTTCCCAAATTTAAGATACCTTCACCTGGGCTTGTTCCTAATACTTCTCCAGTCTCAAGATTGACAATTGAATACTGGTGGCACAGTTCAATTGCAACGTCCAACAAAATCCCACTCACAGGAATCTGTTGGCTTTGCAATACAAAAAAATGGTCTTTTTTTTCAATAGTCATGATTTTATGCCGTGTAAATTATTGTTATGATTAAAGGTTTCGATAAAATTCCTGCGCTGTTTTCAGGAAAATTAAGTACAATTATATTTGTACTATCAACAACAAAATTAAATTGATAATTGGCATTAAGAGTATAAGAGTGGGGTATCCACTGGTTCATAAATAATACCATTATTGATACCGAAGTAATTTTAAGGTGTGCCACTCCATGGGGAATGCTTACAATCCCCCCTTGTGTTGCTGCCGTAGTCCCCGTCAAAACTTTAATCTTAACCCCTGGATGATTAGCATCACCCCCTAAAGAACTAAACCCACCAACATATTGATTTCCTCCAATCCCCTGACCGCCTGTAACTCTACTTGCTCCCGTGGTGGGAGATGTTGATTGTGTTGCATTCGTGAAATTAGCAACTCCACTAAACCTAGAATCCCCGAAAACATCCAAAGGATAAGAAGGATTTGACCCACCAAAACCAACGTTTCCCCCATTAAAATATGACACGCCTGATGCAACAATGTTTATAGTTGCAGTACCGGTATTCCTTAGTGTTAAAGTTCCGTTATCATTTACTGCCGAACTCCCTTGTAATTGTGCCACGGTAAAAGAACCGTTGCTTACTGCAAAACCATTAAATTGTGTTGCGCTTTGAATTAATACGGCACTTGATACCGTCCCACCAGTCAGGGGAAGGTAAGCTGCGGGTAATCGGGCTGCGTTGATGGTTCCAGTTGAGATATTTGAAGCATTTAAAGCTGTTAATGCCGTCCCAACCCCAGAAAAAGAAGTGGCGATCAATGCCCCTGTTAAAGTTCCACCCGCCAATGAAAGATAGGAATTAATATCAATTGAATAAGTCCCATCCCCTGTTTTTTTTAGGAATCCTGGGGTGTCGGATAGCGATTGAATAGCAATTAATTCATTCCCGATACTGTTAGTTGAAACCGCAGTTACTTGACCCTTAGCATTGACAGTAATAGCAGGAATTGAACTAGCACTACCGAAAGAACCAGNATTACTATTGACCGTTGCCAGTGTTATCGCACTTGTAACATTGGCTGAACCATCAAAACTAACTGAATAACTNGCATCCCCCGTTGTTGNAATTGTCCGTGGCGTGNTTAGTTTTAAAGCCTCTCCCGCAGTAGCAGAACTCGATATCTCAACATAAACAGAACCCGACCATCGGTAAACTTTATTAGTCGTTTCNTCAACNTAAATCTTTCCAGTTTCACCCGTACCTGGGAACCCNGCAAGGTTTGTATAANTCAGGACATCATCAACATAAGACGGTAAAAGCCCAGATGAAATTGTGCCAGACGCGGCGTTTAAACTTGTTAAAACTTCGTTACCAGTAGACGCGATCGCACCAACATCAGAAGCGGTTAAACTAATCTGAGCTTTAGGAACCTTGGTATTTGAATCCAAGGTAGCCACACCATTAGCCATTGCCTTCTCTAATTGCAAAACAATCAAAGAATAATCAATATCCGAAAACATTCCCATTTTAATATCCTCTCACTAATCGGACTGATTTACCACTAGGAATTACCAACTCAATAGCGGGGTATAGAACATTATTAATGGCTTCAAAGTTTAGATTTTCATTAGTTGAAAACGTCAAGCCATTAATAGTTACATCCCCTACGAGTACCTTTAAATAAATGAAATAACTACCAGTTGCAATTGTTGTATTTGTTGTTAGCAATCTACAATCTAACTCGGCGGTTATTGTTGGTAAAGAGACTGGGACTCTACCACTTGATAAAGATGGAAGTTTGGCGTTGATCGCCGTTGATGTTGCATCTTTTGCGAGTGTGGAGGTGTCAGTAAAACCACCATCAACACCAGCAAAACAACTCAATACGGCGTTGTATTTTAATGCGGCTTGGTAGGCTGCATTTTCGCTTAATTGCATTTGCTCATCTAAGGCAACTAAGAGACTGTTTAGATTTGTCTGAGCTTCGACTGATAATGACATCAAACACTCCTTGAACTAGATGATGATCTTTTAGAATTAGATTGTTTTGGAATTACAACCGTCTGTCTTTGAGTTGATAGAATAACTTGATTGTATTCGTTTCTAACTTGAGGTTGAGTTAACTTTAATATTTTTATTAACTCTTGCGAGACATAACTTAAATTTCTCATATTATCCAAAAATTAACGCCATTTTCCTTGCTGTTCTTTCAATCATAGCATCAAAATCTAGGATGGGCAAACATCCCAGTGAAACATCTTGAGAAATTGCTGACAATACACTTCCACTGTAAACATAGGAAACCCCTAATTTAATATTTCCAGACAAAGATCCAGAGGATAAACTTACCGCTATACCTGGCGATAAAAATAAACCAGGAATATAATTGGTCGGTTCTAAAGCTATCAAACTAAATCCAGTAATAGCAGAAATATTAAAAGTTTGAGACGTTAGCCCTGTTGTGACTCCAGAAGGAGAATCCTGTCTATATAAAACGCCGTTAATCAAAAGGTAGAAACGAATTAAGGAAACGTTGAAACCTCCCGATGGATAGGTTATTAGTGCCGAAATCCCCTGACTACTCAAAACTGATTCACTAGCACCCCAAAAAACCCTAGATTCTCCCGCCTTTGTAGAAACAATTGCCAACAATGCCTCTGATGACTGGATAGCGTCAATACCTCGAAAAGTGGCTACACCATCACGACTGAGGGTTATTTTTTGCCCTACAGTATTAGTTAAGAATCCAGATAAAAACTGCTCAGGTGTATCCAAAAATTCGAATATTCGAGACTGCGATCCATGAATCATCCCCCCCCGCATCCTGCCAACTTTTACCCCTACAGAATCCGGCAAAACCCGACCCGTATAGTTTTCGTCTTTATAAATCAATCCCCCTTGTGGCTGCCTATAAATCAGACCACCCTCAACTAAAACGCCCGACTGAACCCCGCAGCTAAGTGTGAAACTTAAAACAGATCCGGGTGCTATCTGCAATTCTGAAGACTTGAAACCAACGGCTATCTCAACAGCGACAACCCAATTATAGGGTAATGGTCTTTGAAATACAAAAAAGCCTAACTTCGTATCAACAGAAACCCATTCCCCAATACCATCCATATCGTTGCCGTCGCCCGTATCATTCTCGGTAACAAGCTCCCCAGATTCGATATTGACAAAGCCTAAAACCCTTGCGAATATCTTTCCACTCAGTAAATTAGAAACAGGCTCCGAGCCATTCAGAAAACAGTTTAAACGGAGTCTCCTGCCCACTCCCATCTCTGATTCGTACAGATTCAGAAAAGCTAATCTAATTGGTGATTGGTCGGGATCGAATAATGATCCACTACCATCGGGAGTATAAATAGGGCGTGGAAAAAACGGGTTATTTGCCAAGATTTCAGCGTCAATATTTGCTGCGGGTTGATGACAGCCAAAAACTCCGCTAGTGCCACCAATTGGGAATGCTCCGTAGTTTGTAGATCCAAGATTTAAAACCCATTTATTCCCTAAACTATCAGAAATAACTTTAACCCCATCAACAGCTTGCGGGGTGTTTAGCCTCATGTAATAAGCACCCAAACTGGTAACGGTTCTTATTTGCCCCTGAATGGCGTTTGTTGGTAGTGCCAGAGGGTTTGCTACAGATGACGGGGTGATAGTTAGATCAGTATTTTGACTTAAGAGTAAGTCAGAGAATGTCGCTAAAGTTTTGCCGTTGTCTTCCCAGTTTTTCCAGATTCCGATAACGTGACCATTGGCTTTGTCGTTATTAGGTGAAGCAATTAAGAGATAATAAGGAAATAAAGTTCCCTTGGTTCTATTGGCAGAATTAAACTGAACTCTAATTCGACTCCCGACTGTATAATTTGCCAGTACAAGTGTTGAGCAAAAGTTAACGCCCGATTCATTAAAGGCTTGAATCCCTAAATAAATCGTGCCATTTGTTGTTAAACTTCCTCCCGTTTCAACTGATACAGTAGGGGGAAGACATTGATTCAAATTACCAGGAAAAATCGTACTCATGAAAATTCTTACAGAAAGTGGTTTAGGTCAAACTCTAGCAAATATTATTAAATCTCAATCACCTATCCAGAAAGGATCTGCTAGGCAATCAAAGCCTCAAGGTCAATCCGTAGCTGTTCAGTTAAATACATCCATCCCTGGATTCCCTTCAGTAATTAGGGCTTTTGCTTTTAATCCTGTTCAGGTAGGATCAAATAACGTTAGCTTAGTTAGATTGTCCGAGCCTATTGGCGGGTGTGATTGGGGGGCTTTTTCTGGTTCCCCCAGTCAGATTGTTAACTCAAGGTCGGAAGTTAATGTATCCCAAACACCTCAATCTACAGATAGCAGAAAAATCAAAATTGAGATCAAGATTGGTTACACCGGAAAGTTATAAATATGGGTTACTCTCCTCTGGTTTTTCCTCTGGTTTTTCCTCTGTTGATGCTTCTGATTGCGCTTGTTCCTGCGCTTGTTTTTGCTGTTCGGCTGCCATGATTTTTTCAATTAATTCTTGGTTAAAATCCTCCTGTCTTCTTTGGCTTAATCCTAAATCTTTTCTGAGTTGATTCAATGCCTCTAAATCAGTGGGATTAAATAATCCGGTTTGAATGCAAGTCATAATATTAGAAACCCGCATTCCCGACTGTGCCGGATCTAAGAATTGTTCAGACTCAAAAGTTCCATAATTATCCTGTATTCCAAAGTTCCACATCAACAAAGGGCGACAAACGTTATTAATTAATCTATCCCTAAATTGTCTAGCTATTTCCTCAATCAAACCATCCAGAATTAATCTATGTCCTGAGTTCAAACCAGCTTGTCCGAGCGTAGCAGTGCCTTCATTAAAGATGGTATACGGGATTCCATAAGCCAACCATCTATATTTATCTAATTTTTCAGAAGTTAAATTAAAGAAACCCTCCCCCCCGGTTTGGGGAATCGTAGTAATAGTGTTATTTTTATCCGTTCCCACAATCGATCCATTGGCTAAATCCTTTAATTGATCTAAAGCCTGAGCTAATGCCGATGTGTTTTTAGTCTGTCCGTATTCGTCAAGAATAGGCTTGCCGTTCGAGTCCATCATCGGGATTGGTTCAGTTGACGGAACTTGTACGATAGTTAACCCCGTCGCTTGCCGTTGACAAGCTACACTCCATTCCCGCATCAGTAACTTATGAAATTCCCAGAAAGGATAGGCTGCTGCGGCTTGCGGATCTCCATTCGGATCATTGCTATCAATTGGAGTGTTCGAGATGTGTAAGCACTTTGCATAGGGGATTCCCACCTCTCCTTTACTAGACGAATAAATAATCCGATCTATCTGACCGGATTTCCCTGCAAACTTAATCCGACTAGGCTCTAAAATATTAAGTCGCTTAATCCTTAATTCTCCCTTGTGTCCCTCCATCTCGGTACTAAACACAATCTCGGCAACACTCCGACCTAAACCATAGGCTTGTTTACTCATCTGAAGGATCACGTCAGATAAAGACCCATCCATTAATTCCCAACAGGAATTAATAAACTCAACCGGAGTAAAATTGCCAGAGGGAAAACTAGCCACATCATTGTTTCCATGCTTAAACGTCCCTGTTAATGCGATCGCCCGTGATGCCTTAACAGTCAAAGCCGCGCCCGATATTGGATCGGCTTTGAGCATTGCAGCTAAATCCTTAATTGGGTATTTTCCCCTAGTGTCTAAGCTAGAGACAAAATCCCAGATTAAATTATCAAGACTGGGTGATATTTGACCCGGAAGGTAACTTAATTTTTCAACCACTATCGACCCCCAATAATAAATAAATTAGCTCAGACGAAGTTAAACTCAAAACCCTGGAAATGTTAACGACTTCAATACTTGATATTTGT